AGTGTACACAGAACGAATGTCGAAGTGTGACATTGCTTCATCAATGTTCGGAATAAATTGAGCATTGATTAAGAGATCGTCAATAGAAACAATACGTTCTCCGTGCTTTGCAGCGGTCGGTATGATTTCTTTACCGGGAGTATGATAACCAGCATCACGGTACTTACCTGTCATCGGAAATTGAGCAGATTTCCCTTTTGAGATAGTACGAACACGATGCAAAGGCATCATAATATTCTTACTCTGGAATGCAGTAAGAACTTCTCCGGCATACAGTTTTAGGAATAACGCACGGGCATCACCCGAAGCATTATTTTGTCCCATTCTATGACCAGTATAATCTACAGCCATTTGTTTTTCCTTATTTAAAAGTGAATGTTATTTTCTTAAAAGAGAATAATACCAGTCTCAAACAAGTTATCCCACGCATAGGGCTACGTTCTACTTGATGTTCTCTTCTTCCTAAAATAAAGCTGAATTATTCAACTTATTTTCTACTGTTCTCCTGAATGCAGGATCAGCAGCATATCGTGGATCACCCATTGCAGTCGTTAGTTCTGCGAGTGATTCATATTTTGGCATTTCGCTAGAAGCACGTTCTCCTTGATAGAGTGTTGGTGCCTGATTACCAATTGAGTTCATGTATCGAGCTTGAAGTCCAGAGACTGCAAACTGAGAGTTAGGATCAAGATTTCCAATCTGACTATTGTAGGCATCAACTTCCCAAGGTTCAAGATTATCGTTAGCCCACTCCATCATCTCATTATAAGATTCCTGACCACCAACCATATCATAAATGTTGTTTACCTGTTGATCTGCAACTGCCTCTTGTCCTTGAATCCAAGTGTTGACCACTTCCGGACCTAGACCTGCTTCTTCGAGTGCTTCATAAGCATCCTTAGAAAGAGTTCCGGTTTGGTTATATTCTTGTTGAAAGACACTGAAGTCAAGACCATTATTATCTAACAGTTGAGCAACTTCTGGTGCAGATGTATCTTGAATCTCTGCTGTCTGCTGTTCTAGTTGTGCAGTATTTTCGATCTCTTGAAGTTGTTCATTACTTGAACTAAATTTCTGTTCTAGCTGAGAATATGCTCTTGCCATTTCTTCTGGAGAATCAAACTTATCTGGAAGCCAGACCGGTCTTCCTTCTGAAGTTACTGGAGTATCTTGTTTTACAAGACCTGCATCATGAGTATCAATTGGTGCATCAACTTTTGCAAGCATCTCATTGATGTGTTCAGGTGAACCTGCTTGATTTACTCCTTCTCCTTGAAAAGATTGTATTTCTTCCATTTTAGTTTGCGTTTAAACTGCCCATCATTTGTTGGGTCAATTCCTGAACCATTTCAGGATTTTGAGCACCGGCTTCTGTGATACCTTTTGCTAGTTGAGGAGTTGCTCCTTTAACCACATCTTGCATCATTGCTTGTTGGGCCATTTGTTCTTGTTGTTGTTGTCGAGCCATTTGTTCTTGTTGCTTCTGTTCTTGTGACTTAATCAGTCCTCCTGTATCAATGCCAAGTGAAGCACCAAGACGATCAATGTAATCATCAAGATTCAGGTTATTCATGATTGCTTCAGGACCAAGAGGTGCCAGATATTCCAAGAATTGAGCAAGTTTATTTAAGTCTTGTCCACGACCAAGTGCTTCAATTCCGGTAACAATCTGAGGTTTGATTTTATCTTTTGGAAACTTAGGCATCTTCTTTTCTTTAACCAACTTCTGAAGAAGAAGATTAACCAAAGGAACTTGAAACTCTTGGGACAGTACTGAGTAAACACCACCAAGTGCAGACTCAAGTTCTTGTGCCATAAAGCGTACTTCTTCAGCAGTTACTCGTTCAGCATTTCGTTGTACTGAACTATTCAGAAGAAAAGCAAATGCAAGACGATCCCGAATTTGTGTGATTGTGTCAAGTGCAATTCGGAAGTCATTATATTTTTCTAGTTGAAGTGTTGAAACATCATTTGCATCTCCTTGAACAATTGCTCCAGAAGGAGACTTTGCCAAGGTGCTGATTTTTGTGGTTCCATTTGGTCTTACCAGAAAGAGAACTTTTGCTGCTGCTGCTGATCCTTCTACAATTGCTTGAGTTAGCGATTCAAGAGATTTTAGGTCACCCAGATATTCTTCTACCAGACCTCTTCCATAAGATTCTCCATCAACTCTAGAAAACCTAAGTGGAATAAAGGGATTCTTGTCCTTTGGGTATTTTCCAAAGGATTCTGGAATTACTGTTTTATTAACTTCTTGGTGTACATGCCAGTACTTACCCTTGTCACATACATACGTAAATAGGTTATAGGGTTTGTCGGTAGATTCAGTACTAAGTTCTTCTGGACTTGGTAGCCCAAGAACTTCTCGTGCTTCAGGTGTAAGTGACTTTGCTGAAAGAGACTCTTTGGTAATCATGTAGATCATGTTACCCATTGGGTCTCTCTTTATTACATAACGATCCAAGTGAAACACCCGCATCCCTCCAGTATCCGGAAGATAAAGAAGGCAATTACCGGTTACAATTAGATGCTTTAGTGCTTCAAAGACTGGAACCCGATATGCAGAAGATTCTATCTGTGCCATTGCAGCACGTTCTATCTTAGCAAATCCCTCTTCTACTGGACCCCTTTGATCAGGACCAACCAGTTCTTCTATATCAAAGTCATCTATGGTAAGTCTAAAAAACGGAGAATTTGGAGGAAGAAGAGTAAGAAGAAGTTTGCTTGCAAGATTGTTTACACCTCTTGCACCAACCGATTGAAATGGAGTTTGGAATACACTTGCATAAGTAGAACCCTCTGGAGGTACTAAACTAGGTATTGTTACTTTTGCACATTCTCTTGCTCTTTGTACATAGGTTTCTCGTTCTCCTAGTAGAGCATCATACATACTCGATACTTGATTTGAGGAACCTATGGCATTCTCATCTTCCATGCAATCCTTATTTAGCTTTGTTTTTGGTTGCGTAAAGTGCTCGTTTTCCTTGATTTCTTTTTACCTTTTCTCCTCCAGCCAGTACACCAGATTTGTTCCCTCCAGAACCGCCTTTTCCGGTCTTACTTTTCTGATTAGAGTAATTTGCGGCTACGACTGGATTATCGCCACCTCCACCACCTGAATCTGGCATCCACGGCAAGTTCTTCATATTAGTATCTAGTGTTGAAGTAAATTCATCCATTCCTGCACCTAGATTACCTGAAGCCGTCATATTTGCGTTACCCAAATTTTGCATTGTGGTATCACCAATTTTATTAAGATTGGTTTGTGACGCAGCCACAGTATTTTGCCAATTAGTGTGTGCTGCTGCTTTTGCATTTTCAATACCGGCTTGAACCGAAGATCGGTTAGTTTCTACAGTGTCTCGAACATTAGCTAAATTCGTATGTACTGCTGATGCTGCTGATTCAAAAGGCTTCTGTACTGCTTTTTTTACTGCTCCTCCCATTTGTCTCCTTTCGTGTTTATGAAAATTCGGAAGTCGTTGCCACCTACGGAAGGTAGGTGATCTAGTTTATTTGATAACATTTTATAGTAGGGTGATTCAGGTTCACAAGGCATCACATAAGTAGGAGTACCTCGGACATTCATTAGTGTATCCAGAGTTTGAAAGATAGCAAATGAATCAAGTGTCTTGATCAATTTCGAGTGCATCCACCAGTAGACCGTTGGTGACCAAGTGCAAAAGGCACCTGCTATCTTACCATTTTTAAGAACAACATGAGTTGGAAAAATAGGATACCCATCACAATCCTCTTTTCCTGCGGCTAGAACTGCCTGATACTCTTGTTGGGTTTTAATTTCTCGTATATCAATATCAAAAGGAGAGGTTCTAGGGGGCATTTAGACCGCCACCCTTGTACTTGCTGCTTCTACCGGTTCCACCTTTACTTGTTCTTTTACGATACTTTCTTTTTGAGCCGGTAGCTTTTTCTCGAATACCGGCCCTTTCCTCATTTTCTATGTCCAACTCTGCTTCTGCAATTTCTGGAGTATCCATTGGTGCAGGAGGAGGAGGTGGAGGAGGCATTTTAACTGATGGCATCGTTGCTGATGACCCCATGTTGTTCCTCGAAAAGTTGTTTCAATCTTTGTATTACACTCTGTTGACCCTGTAAAAAGGATAACTGAGCACTATTAAGGTCTCCTTGTGGGAGTCGATCTGGATAATACTCATCCAAATAGTAAAGTAATTCTTGTGTAATCATAATGTTCTAGTCCATAAATGGCGTTATATTATCTCACAAGAGTTGCCGGTACAGGCAAGTTCTTGAGATGCAATTGTGTAATCTTCTTTCTCAAAGAGAGTCAACTCTTTCCAGTCAATTTCTGGTATCCTACTTTCTAAATCAAGGTACTGTTGGATAGTGCACTCTTCATAAGGTGCCTGAGCGTACACATGATCTGTATAAGGAAGAAATGAGATACCAGAAATACTATCGAAATTCTCATAGACCCATGCACCAACATCTACCCATTCCTCTTCTTTTACTGAAATAGTACATGATGGTTTATGTTCACAAAAGTGACGAGAATACTGACTCCACAAATCCAATTGTTCTAGGGCCGATAATTCTCCTCTATGAGTTGCTTCTTCTGGACTTTTCTGTGGAAAAGAAAATACAATATTACTAGGATTCAGTACATCTGGTTCACTAGTAAAGTTCTTTTCTATCATAAAAGTACAGAGAGGGTCTTTAATATCCATTCGTACTCTACGGATATAGTAGGGTGCATGTCTTGCATGAATACCACTGCTTGAATCTACAAGTTGACTTACCGTTCCTGATGGTTTAATACAGGTAATTGCACTTGAAGAAGGAATTCCTAGTTTCAAGGACCACTTCTTGTTTGTTTGAATTGCAACTTCTTTTAGAGAAGTCAACAATGCAGGAGATGGATATGCAGTTATCTCATTATCCATTATTCCGGTTAGTGACACACCAAGCAATCGTTCTTCTTCACAGTTCTTTTTCCATTCTGAACCAAGATACTTAAATGAAGTTAGTGTGCTTTGCATTGTTCCAAGAATGGTTGCTAACTCAATCTTTTTCTTTAAAGATTTTTCACTATCCTCACTTCGTATGACAACCTCAGAAAGATTACAGAACTCTCTACTTCTAAGAATTATTTCAGAACATGGATTTGTACCAAAGTCATCCAAGGGTTCTCTTCGTGAACCTAACTTTTCTACTTGTTTCTTTGCAGCAGATGAAGAAAAGATTCCACGTTCTCCAGACTTACTTTTGTAGAGAGAAGCCCACTCATTCAGAAAGGTTCCTGTATCCGGCTTTGCATGATAGTTTGCAGAGTTGTTTGCAAGAGCACGATGAGGATGTTCATCCCACCAACGTCCACTTTTGGCCTGTCTCATTGAGATGTCACCAAGATCGCTAAGTGAGATCAATGCAGACCTGCGTACTCCTCCAACAACAACTATTTCTGCAATCTTACAGACAAGATCATGACATTCAATTGGTCGTAGTCGTCTTCCAAGAGAGTTCTTGAATGTCTTTATAACAAAAACAAACAATGCTACAAGAGGTTCTGGACCCGATGCTCTTCCTCCAAAAGTTTTTAGAATAGAACCGGCAGGTCTAACATTTGACACATCCCACTCTGGAATTACTCCTGCATAGAGAAGGGCCAGCAAGTCCTTCAATGCTTTTGCCCAACCTAGCTTTGAATCTCTTACAGTGATCTTTGTATCACTATTGTGAAGCATTTCTGGAACAATAGGAAGGGAGTTAGTATACTTCTCTTCAACGCTGAATCCAACTCCTGTTCCATTCATAAGAATGTAGAGAATTTCATCAAAGGATTTTGGTGAATCAATCTTCACATAAGAACAATTGTAACCGGCTACATTCTCTTTTTCAAGTGCAGGACCAGCAGTCATAAGGCAACGCATGGATGGCATTACATCCAACTCCAGAACTGCCTTTACCAAGTCTGGTAAATCCTTTTGAAAGTCTATAGATAATTTTTCTCCGAAAAACTGAAAGTACCGATTTACTGTTTCTTCCCATGTTTCTCTTCTCTTGTTTTTATAGTTCCATCTAGAATATCGTGAGAGATGAATAAACTGTTGGTACTGGGTTGGTAATTCTTTTGATTTCACCTAGAATCTCCATTTCCTTTTAAGGTTCCACGCATTTTACGATCCTGTAGTTTATCAAGGTTACTTTGTGCAATCACACCAAACTTTGAGTCTAGCATAGTTGATAGTTCTGCAAGAAACCAAAGAATGTCTCCAATTTCTGCCTTTAGACCTGCTTGTACTTTTACAAGTGCATTCAATTTATCAGGATCATCTTCTCTATAATACTTTGCAATCTTTCCACACAATTCTCCAACTTCTCCTGCTAATCCACAAGACAAATACTCAAGTGCTCGTTCTTTTGGGTACAACGCAGTTTGTCTTGCTCTATACTGATAATGATTAAAGGTCAACTCTGGTTCCTCTGTGATTACACGACTTGTATGTACTTTAAACGAGTCTCCTTTAGTGTTTTGGCCAAACGCTGTTCCTTCAAATTGCTTTTTTAGGTCACCAATTTCCTCTGGTTCTTCAAAATCAAGATTACTTTGTTCATATTGTTCTGCATAATGTCCCATTTTCTTTGTCCTTTTGTAGTTTTCAAGTTGCAGTTTTTGTTTGATGGAAAGGCGTTTAGTCATACCGGTTTCCACATTTTTGGGTATTCATTTAGTCCTTTCCACTGTTCTTTTCTCAGAATGTATGCCATTCTTGCTTGGGTTAGTGCAAACTCTTTGTCAAGAGCAGATTTATTATATGTTTCTAGAACTGCATTCCATAGAGGAATCTTTTCTTCTTTTGCTTTATTCAGAATACGTTCTGCTTTTGTTGGTCCAATACCGGGACATCCTTTGTATCCATCTGTAGGATCACCTGTAAGTGTCTGCATATAGAAATTGTAGTTTGCAGTGTCTTCGTCAATCCAATACATTATGTTTGCTTTCTGATCCCAATGATTACCCGGAACTGTCAGTAAGTCTTTATCTGCACTTACAATACAGCATAGTTCAGGCCAAAGTGTGTTCTTAACACCAAGAAGATCATCGGCTTCAAGCCACTTAGATTCAAACGCATTCCATTTTTCTCTGCAATAGTTTTTTGCTTCATTAAAAACCATTGGTTTTCGAGTACCTGCTCTATGTGCTTTATAAGTATCCATCACCTTCTTTCTGAAGTTGTGTTTACTAGAAAACAGAATAGAGGCTTCTTTTGCTCCTGTCTTGTTTAAGAGTGACAAGACTTCTTGATCAATTAGTTGCTTAACTGATTTTAGATCACTGTGAAGAGTCCAGAAATCATCTCCCCAATCAATTTCTGTTTCAACTGCACAACAGTTTTTGTAGACCAGAATATCTCCATCAATCAGGAGTTGCTCTACCAAAGAACCGTCTTTCTTCATATTTCCTTTACGGTTAAAGGGCCATTCCCTATAAGTACCCTATAGGGGCATGGCCTCGTTTATTAGTGGGTTTCAGCCCAAGATTGACCAAGTTTGTACTCTCCGGTAAGTGGTATTCTGAGATTGTACTCGGTTCCTGCTTGCTCAATAGCTTGTACAGCAATTTTTCCAATTTCGTCTCCTTTTCCTTCTTTTACAAGAACTTGAATTTCATCATGAACAAAAGCAACCTGCTGATAATCTTTATCTTCAACAAATCCTCTTGCCTTTAAAAGATTGTGAAAGACCACAACCCAACGCTTACAAATAATAGCACCAGCCGACTGACACAGAGTGTTGAGGCTGGCATGTTCGCTTCTAACAGGAACCATACGTCCATCAAGTCCTGTTAGATACCCAGATTCTCCTCTCAAAGCAACTGCATCTCTAAGTTTCTTAAATGCTGGCATTGACTTAAAGAACCTATCTTTTAATCGTTGTCCTTCTTGTGCTCCTTTACCAACAATTTGACCGAGTTTGACATTTCCTGCACCATAACAGAGAGCATACAAGAAAGTTTTTGCTTGGTCTCTATTATCCAAACCAAGGGCTTTTTGATTAGCACTATGTATGTCTCCTTTAAGAAGCGTATTACTAAATGAGCCGTTGTCAAACCTAGCAAGATAATGAGCGAGAACCCTAGCTTCCAGCCCAGACACATCACATCCCATGAGATCGAATCCCTTGGGTGCAGTAAACAATTGTCTACACTCTTTCCCAAAGGGTGTTTTGACACTCGGAACTTGACCAAGGTTAGGGTGCGTGTGAGAGCATCGACTAGCGATTGTACCCATTGTGTGTACTGCTCCATGAAGTCTGTTCTCTTTTTCGAGAGATAACCAACCATATTTTCCTTCCGAAAGTTGTCCTATCATTTTGTTTATTCTTAGAGCTTCTGCCATTAGCTTTGCTTCTGGATATTTTAACTTCTCTAAGACTGCTTCATCAATTTTTGGTTCACCGGTTGGTGTTACTTCTTTTGGTTGCCAGCCATGTATAGCAGTTAGCCTCTTTGCAATATGTTGTCTTGAATTAGGATTAAACTCTACCAGTTTCAACCTTTGAAATGGCATTCCTTTTTTGTAGCCGAGTTTCTTATTGTTTACTTTTGGAGTAAACACTTCTCCAGAGGGTTCCATCCATGAACCAAATTTATTCTTTAGTTCGGTTTGAAGTAGCTTTCTGTGTTCACAGAGAACTGCATAAAATTGAGATGCTTTTATTGCATCAAAAGGAAATCCATCTTGTTCCTGCTTATTACAAATCTTGAAGATTTCGTGTTCAAGATTTATTGATTCCTTAGAAAAGTTTGCTTTCTTTAAGTGATTAAAAAGCATTACTGTTAGTTGTACATCTCTTCTACAGTATTCTAGCATGTTATCTGAATAAGAATCAAAGTCGGTAAAGTCGGATTGACCAACTTCCTTTGATCTTAGAAAGAGACCCTTTTCAAAACCAAGTCTTTGACCCCATGATTTCAAGGTGTGTCGTCCCATCTGATCGGATGAAACTTTATTTTTCTTAAAGTCTTTTGACTTTCTGTCTGGAAAAACCAGACGACTCAGTACAAGAGTATCAAGTATTTCTTGTGAAACTTTTGGTTTCCATCCTAAAATCTTTGTCATTGCTGGAATGTCAAATCTGATTATGTTGTGTCCAACAATTGTTGAATAAGAATCTAGTCGATTAAGTCCGATTTGTAGGTTACCTATATTTGGACCATACTTGAAATACTGTTCAGATTCCATATCAAAGAGTACCATACAATGTACTTTTGTAAGGTTCTCATCAAGGCCATTTGTTTCAATATCAAATACACAAGTATTCTTCATTTGTTTTCTCCTTAAAAGTCCGATTCATCATATCTGGGTCTACTCTCATCAAGCTCTTCTAAATCTATGTCAACTACTTCCAGTAGTCTACCAGTTTCTTTTGAATAGTCAAGACAAGACGCAATTCCGGTTTCTCCGGACCACCTATTTTTTAGAATTCGTACTGTTGTACGATCTGGATTTTCTCCTTGCTGATCTCGTTCACATCCAATTACAATATCTGAAAGTTGTCCTATTGCTGCTGATCCTCGAAGTTGTGCCATTGTTGTTCGTGCGCCATCTTCATGTCCTTTGTTTCCTTGTGGTCTTTTCAAGTGTGAAACCAGTATAAGTCCACAATTTACTTCTTCTACAAGACCACGCAACTTGGTCATCAGATTATCAATTGTACGTCTTTCATCTCCTCCCTCTAATCCAGAGACTACAATAGAAATATGATCCAAAACAATGTAGTTACATCCACAACTTTGAACCATGTATCGTATCTTGTTTAGCAGATTATCACTATCAAGTGAACCCCAATGATCATAAAGATAGACACGACCGGTTGCAAGTGTATTCTTAAATGCGTCATTAAACTCATCAGAATCTACTTTGACATCTGAAGTACCAAGATGAAGTGGTTTGTTTAGCCAGATGCTCATAAAGCCAAGAGCAGTCCTTTTAACCGACTCTTCTAGTGCAATGTATCCAACACTTTCTTCTTGAGTCATCAGTATATGAGATGCGATTTCACGACATACCAGACTCTTTCCTGTACCCGATCCTGCGGTTACAGTAACTATTTCTCCCCTTCGTATTCCAAGAGTTTTATTGTTGATTCCTGTGTAGGGATACATTACTGCCGACATTGCATCTTCACTTGAAACAACATCCCATAAATCTGTTCCACAAATGATACCATCGGGTCTAAAGACCTTTGCTTGCCAAAGACAATTAACCAACTCCTTCACTCTACCCTTGACCAGCATTTCATTTGCATCTTTTAGAGGTAGCTTTGCTATCTTTGCTTTACCCGGAGGTAACACTTGTGCACATTCTTCTGCTGCTTTGAAACCTACTTCATCATTATCAAAACAGAAGATTACTTGTTCATATCCATTCAACAATTCAACTGCTTTCTTAATTGCATTTACTGATCCTCCTGCACCTGTTGGTACAGAATAAACCGGCCAAGAGTTTCCTTGTGCTTGACTTACTGAAAGAGCATCTATTTCTCCTTCGGTGATCACACATCGTTTTCCTTTTCCTGACCACAAGTGTTCTCCATAAAGAGACACACTTTTCATATCTCCTTTTGAAAGGAAATCCTTGTTTCTAAATCTTACCTTTTGTGCAATTCTCTTTCCAGAGGTATTTTTGTAGTTTGCAATCTGTACTTTCTGTCCATTAAAAGTACCAACCCGATAATCCCATTTCCTGCATGTCTCTTCTTCGATACCTCTTGATGGAAGAGAAGTTACTTCTCCATCTATTAAATCTATTGTTGTCATTATGGTAACCTGTCGTTGTGGAGAATTATTATTAGCCATAACAGCAGACTCCCGATAACCACAACCAAAACAAAATCCGTGACCGTCATTATATCTACCTAAGTTGTCTTTTGAACCACATGAAGGGCATGGTTCATGCCCAACAAAATCTTTATTATTATTCATGAACCACTACCATTATTAGAAAAAAGAGGTTTCTTTAGAAACCGTGTGTATAAGGAACTTATTCTTCATCCTCTGCTTCATCCTCATCAGCATCATCTTCTTCTTCTTCCTCTTCCTCTTCTTGGGTCGTAAACTCCATGTTATCCGAAAATGCAGACACTGCATCAACATAAGAGTAACCGGACGCAATCAGAAAATTCTTGAACTGTTCCAGTACGTCACCAAGGGTTTCAGTAGAAAAGTTAAAATCTACACTAAGTCCACTCATTCCTTCTCGATACTCAAAAGAATAATTACTTTGCGAATGATTTTCCAAATCTTCCTCATTATATTGTTTAAGTTTCATCATTATTGTATCCTGTTTTTCCATAAATTAACTCAGAATTATTTGCCCACCACTTCTTTACTGAGAAGCCCGGACAGACACTATCAAGTACTAACTCACCATGTCCTACTACTTTAGCACCTCTATACATAAAAGTCAAGCTGTTTACTAAACTAAACAATGCTTCCCATTGAGATGCAGAAAAGTAAGGATCAGGGTTTCCATTTTTGTCGGTTCCACCAACTAAAACAATACTAATTGATTTTCCATTGTATCCTTTTGTGTGGGCACCAACTTCATCAGGATTTCTCCCAATTTCTATTGTTCCATTTTTCTGAACAAAGAAGTGGTATCCAATCTTGAGCCAACCCCGCTTTCTATGCCATTCATCAATTGTTCGTAAATCAATGTCCATATCTGGAGGTGTACCTGTAGAATGGATTACAATGAAATCAGTATACTTTCTTTTTGACATTATTCCTTTCTATTAGAAATGTTCTTCTTTCTAAATTCAGATACATATTCTTGGTCACTCTTATCGTGTTTGATTATTTCGTCAATCCATACTTTTGGAATAACCTTTTCAAAGTATCTAAATCCGTACTTAGTAGCCCACTCTTGATGTGTGAACCGTGAGTTTTCAACTCTTGTTGAAAGCGACATAAAAACAAATCTAATATCAAGATTTGGGTGTCTCTTTTTAACGGCTCGATGCTTTCTAGCATCCTTTGCAAGAAGTCGACCCTTGGCTTCTATAATGATTCCATTTGGAAGTACAAAGTCAGGTATGTATTTAGATTTGATCTCGTATGGAATCCTCATAGGTTCATATTCAAAAGAACAGTCCATCTCTATTAAGTTATTAGCAATAGACTGTTCAAAGTAAGAACGAAAAGGCTTAAATGCTTCTCGATAATTAGAAGTCGCCGTTGTCGGTTCCTTTCTTAAAGGCACCCGTTTCTTCTTCGAGCGTCTCTGAGATTTCTTTATCATCCTCATCATTGGTTTCTGAAGTTATAGAAGTGTATCCTTCTTCTACACTGAAGACATCTTCTCCATTCTCTGAGCCATTGTATTCCACAATCTGAAGAACTTGAACACCTCTAAGACGTAGCTGGACACCTACTGTTGACCCATACTCGTATGGGAACATTTCGTATGCTACTTTTGCGCCACTTCCATTACCTAGTGAAGTGTTGGGTGGAAATGCTGCCTTATCCGGCCCAACCACAAAAGGACGCTGAGTAAACGTACTGCCCGTTTTCTTGTTGACTCCAGATGCTTTCATCTTAAAGTGAAAGACAACTGAAGTATCAAGACCCTCTTCATCTTGAGTTACTTGGTACGGAAGAAACTCACGAAAATTCTTCTTTCCTTGTTGAGCATACAAATCGTTGAGCCACGCTTTGTGGACACGATCAATTTCCTCTTTTAGAGGAGTTCCCTGTTCAAGAGGAACTTCGAGTTTGGTGTGAAATTGTCCTTCACTCTTAAACTTTGTGTCTGGAGTGAAGAGGTATGCCCACTTCAGTTGTCCTTTGGGAGAGACTGAGTATTTTCCTTGTGCCATTTGTTTTTCCTGTTTTAAGAAAAGAAATACTTGGAATTAAGAACTTCTCCGATGCTGAGAGAACCTAGTTCTGGAGGTTTCTCAAGTTCGGGTAGAACTTCTTCCAAAGAGTTGTAGAGTTCACTAAGAACATCTACACTACTATACATATCTACAAAAGCGACTCGTATAGCATTTGCCATACGAGGCACACATGCTGCGTGTACTCCATAAGAGTCATGCACAACAGCAAAATCATTTATACCTTCCATTATACATTTGTTGATGGTCAATGTCAAGGCTGAAGCGTCCATACTGTGAACAAAGTTTGGAGAAAGACCATTGGTTGCCCTTCTTTTGTCCACTTTATCAGTAGCTTCCAACACAGTCGGCTTAATCAAAACATTGTCGATGTGTGTTGTTACTCTTCTTCCTTTCATAGATTTGTACATCTGTTGTACTACAAAATCAGATGGTGTTTGCCAAGAAATTGGAAGATGTTTGTCCGACATTTGCTGACCAATACTACGTAGCCAGTTCATTGCAGTTCGTGCTGCAATTACTACTTCACCAATGGCAGACCAAACATGGGCCGAAAGATAAAGACTGGCTTCATAAGTATCATCACCAAATAAATTAGCTGTTTTTCCGCTCAAGACCCTTTCATGGATTGCCTCTTCAACATATACTCTACAAGAGAAGCGGGTTCCACCATACGGAACCACCATTACCGGTCTTTTTGTGATCTTTCTTGAAATGCCAAAATCGAGCCATTCCTGAGCAAATTTTTCACCATTTTCTGCATCTATCAGAACTTTTGCTTTTACAACATCAGCAACTGCTTGATAAATGTCTTGTGGAACTGCTTCTGGAGTTAGATTTGTTGCTTTTCCACCAACAGGATCACGCAGCATTGCAGAAAAATGCTGAAGACCATTGTTGCTTCCATCAAGACATATTGGAATTGAAGATTTGTATCCAAGACCTTGAACCACAAATTCACTCCACTCAAAACACCATGCAAGAAAAGACCACGGTTCTTCTGCTTTTGTCCACCATCTAAAATCTAGTGGATTCTTTGCAGATTCTGAGATTTCATTTGAATGCTTGTAAACCCATGTAACTCGATCTTTAAAAGATACTTTATCGTAACCATAGCAATTTGCTCCATGTACTGCAAAGTATTCCTCTTGTTCAGAAGTCTTGATTGCTAACTTCTTTGAAAAATGTAGAAGTGCTTTTGCGTAGTCCGGCCCTTGTGGAGTTAAAAATGAATTAACTGTGTACTTTCGACCACGAAAGTCCATTTGATAAACAAAATAAATAGCTACGTACTCCTTGAATTTCTCGGCCATCATCAGTGTTCTTGAGAGTTGTATTCTTTTTGAAGATAGCTTTGCGTTTAGGTCATAAACAACAGTTGCCTTTTTTTTCCACTTGATAAACAAATCAAGTTCCTCTGCACTCATATCCTTTTTTGAGGAACCTTTAATTGGTGATGGAAGAACTTTGAATCCTTCTCTTGGAGGCAGGTTACCCCATGATTCTCCGGTCTCCCAACACTTCTTAATAATTGACAACACTCTTGTATTTACTTGCCAACGAGTGCGTTGAAGTGCATTGATTGCACCATACTCTTGTGGCATCGAGTGATACTCCATTTCTTCAAGATACTCTCGATTTCTGGTTTTAATTAGAGGAATCGTGTTAATCTTGTTTGTGTGGTATCCACCATTAAGAGGTGATGACCAGTCTCTTGGAGGAATCACACATGGATAAAAGTATGGATGAATTGTCTCTCCTTCAGTGTTTAACTGCTCAATCCATGCAAGAGTTGCGGCGTTTGCTTGTAAAAATAGGATTCGTTTGTTGCGTTTATACTGTATTGTTTTAACTTCCAACAATCCAGTAGAATTCACAAGTATGTCTATAAGTTTACAACCAAGATGCAACTTTTCTGCACTAGACCATGCTGAGTGTTCTAGCACCTCTACTTTGGTCATTCTTCGGATCAAATTGTATCTACGATAGACTCGATTTGTAGTCTTTCGATTTACTTTGTTTTTGATTAACCGAAAAAGGTGACCAGCTTCTTTTGAGTTTTCCCACAAATCAAACTTAAATTGATCTTCAAGTCCATTTGCTAGTTTCATGGCAACTCTTGTCAGTGGTGAACGAGTTGTAACTCCATCAATACAGTATTTTAGAGTTAGATATGCAGCAATCTCAGGATCAAGAAGCATCAGAGTTTGTGCAGAATTAGACATTCTCCCTACTTTACCACTCAAGGCATCTTCAAGAAAACCTCTAATTCCATGAACCACTGCATCTAGTGCTTCTTTCATTAGTGTTACACCATAAAGCGTTACACTTTCTCGACCCTTTTCTTTTGCTTCTCGAATGTTCTTGTGGTATCTTTCGATTCCAAGTCCATTCATTTCCTTTTCTATTTTTTCCTGCTCAAGTCTTAAATTCAATTCATTTGTGTGTCTGGAATTTTAGATTCTACCATAGATTCAAAATTTTGCTCAATGAGTCGCATAGCAGTTTCGATGAAAGTAAGAGCAGTCTCGATTCTATCTTGACATGACTCACCTTCATCTCTGAGAGCAAAATCAATCAACATAATTGATTTGCCAAGGATATGCTGTGCCTCATGGTCTAGTTTCAGTATCTCTTCACTTGAAAAACCATGAACTTCAGCCAATTCTTCACGGGTTATGTCAGGCATATACTGTGTTTTGCCTTTCTTCTATATTTAATTTTATTTCTATGAATTTGACAACCTCTGTTTTTGGTTCCAGTTCCTTTCTTATTTTTTTTCATGGTCATTGTTTATAAGTTCGCATAAATTAAAAAATAATTCATGTTGAAGTGTATTTGTAGCAAGTATAGCTTGAGTTGCTTTTCCTTGATATTTAAGAGCATTGATTTCAATCAACACTGCACCACTTAAAACTAATAGTAGTATAGCACATGTGCTAGTAAGTGTCAACACAATTATGTTGAATGTACTTTCTTGCATAATAATGTCCTTAATCAGTTTGAAGATTCTTCCAGTTATAGGAACTGTTTAGATATTCATTTTGTGATTGAACATCTGCACTTTTAGAATCCATAACTTTGATTGACTGTATAGATTTTCGAAGTGCTTCTGCATCTATTCGATGAGAAGTACACCCTTCTTCTAGTGATTTTCCATCATCCTTACATGGTTTTATCACAAAACGTGCTGCATTAAATTGATCGTAGATAGTTCGATCAGTCTTGAGATCATCAAGATCAATTGAATGCCAAACTTTTTCAGTGGTGTCTTTTTCTTGTGCAAAATCTCTGTGCCCAAAATGAAATGGACTCTCTACATTTAGTTTCATTTTTTCTTCTTGTAGTAGTTTTGAATGGCTTGCCTTATTTGAACTTTGCCATCCCAAAAATCCTCTATATTCCAAGTAGCACATTGCCCATCAATGTTTGGGTCTGCACCATCCAGAAGGGTCTCGGCTTCTCTTATTGTCAACAATACCTGTACATCACGATTTTTCATGTTTCCTTTGGTGGCGGGATCGGCGGGACTTGAACCCGCGACCTTTGGCGTGACAAGCCAACGTTCTACTACTGAACTACGACCCCAAAATCAATAAAAAGATTCACTATAACGTTGACCATTACTTGCTTCATCTATTGCTTTAATTTCATCAAGGTGAATAATGTCAGACCAATCATCGGAATCTAGTTCGATGGTGTGACCATTAACTTGTATGTTTACCATCTGTGTTTCTTCATCCACCCAAAGATTTTCAATCATGGTTGGTTGGATTCCCTCTGGTAAAGTCAGAGTCTGATAACTAGAGGCATGAAATCCTAGCGTGATTTGTTCTCGATTGTCCTTCTTGGTTTTTGTCCATTCATTGTCGATCATAATTATTGATGGTAAAGGTCGTTAGTGCTGAGTGTTTTCTTCTTTAGTTCAGTCTTCTTATTGTAAGACTGTGCAAAAGAAACTATCTGCCCCCTTAACTCTTGAAGAGAGTCGATTTGCTTGTCTAGACTTCGCAACACAAACTCTAGGCGTATTTGTTCCATTGGTTCCTCTTTCATTTGAGGTTATTCAAAGTATTTTGAAGACACTTCTTGGCTTTTTCCTTCTTTTTCAAAAGATTCTTTTTGAAACCATCGGTTTTCTTGAGGTCATCATTGCTGATGTCACCAAAGGACTTGGTTTTCAGCAGTTCTTCATAAATTGCTGCTCTTGGGTTTTCCATTTGCTCATCATACTTATTAAGTAGCGACTTCATAACCACTACAGCACTTTTTTGTCGCCTGATTCTTCCTTGCTTTCCTCTCATAATAATCTCCATTTTAGGTTATTGAAGTGTGGGTTTAAGGATAACCCACCAACCGCCACTGCTAAGTGGACTTAGGTACAGGCTAGGTTCAGGAGTTGCTATCTCCTTCTATCATCTAGCTTGTACAGTCATCTTTAGTACCAAAGTCTTCAAGAAGCATTTTAATATCCTCTTGATCTGCTTTTCCAAGATAAAAATTTGCTTCTCCATCTATTGCAAGATCAACCAGACTTTGAATATCCATATCTTCAACCTTATGGCGTACTGCTGCCATAATGATTTCTGCATCATAACCATGTTTAAGAGACATAGTGCCTTTCTGTTGTGGATTCATAGTTTATGCTTCCAAAAGGAAGCGTGTAGTTTCCTCTACATTCATCATTTCTACACCTCACAAATGCTCGCTGTGAGCCGTCAATACATGTTAGAACTTGTTTTACTTGCAAACTCAGGGATTGACGACCACAAACCACACACTTTGTGGTCAACTTTGATTCTCCGTTTTCCATAGTTTTTTTTCAACTCAATGTTCCATTGTAAACTGCTTTCCATCACCAAAAGCGGTTACGGTGTACCCGTCAATGGTTGGGTACTTGGTTCTAAACATTACCGTATTTTCGTTTTTTTGTGAAAGTACAATCAACTTAACAACATTTACAAGATGATGACTTTCCATTTCGTGGATGGGAATCCATTCATCTTTTGACTTGCTGAAATACTGGATTTCAGGTTTTTCAAGACTAATCATTTTCACCATACCATTCATAGTTGTCATGATCCAAAAGATCAAATTCATTGTAACGATAATGATTTAAAACTTCATCCATATAGTCTGGATCATAGTCCATTAAATCAAGATTCCAGTTAATTTTATTTTCAAGAAGTTCGAGTTCAAGCAAAAATTTTGCCTCATCAAAACGTTCTGAAAGAGTTGCAGTGCTTTTCATGTAAGTACCTCATGGTGCATGTTTGAGACGGCTTCACCGTCAAGAAAATGCTTTGGTTGCAGAACTGCAATATGATTACACCAAGCATCCCACATTTTTTGTGATCCACCTGCTTTTTTACAGGCAACTATGTACTGATTGACCTTTTTTGACTTCAAAGAAGTCGAGTTCCCGCTGGTTTGAAAGATTGCCGGAGTACCTTTTCCTGCATCCAGTTCTGGCATGTACTTTCGGATGTTATGAACATCCATACACCCAGATTTTCCGGTTAGCATTTGAACAACAAATGCACTTTTGGGAATCCCAAGACCCGGAACATCCAAAAATAGCATAATTAGATCATGTTCGCATGATCCTTTTTTAGACTTCAAGATTTGCTGATAATCCTTGAAAAGCTGATTTCTATGTTTCCTAACATAGGACAGACCGGTTTTTTTGTTACCCCAGAGCCAACTGGAAGCAAGACCACGCCGCTTGTATTCTCGCATAAAGCGTGGTAGGAGTGCGGTTTGTACTCGAATTGACGAAAACACAAAAGCAATCACGCTTTCCATGTTTTTTGGGCTTGTAGCCCCGTACTCACGGCACTTTTTATTGTCAATCTTAAACATAATTAGTTATGGAATCCCTGCATGATTTCCATGCAGGGAGTTTCTGTTTCCTTATGAAAACAGCTTGAACAGACTTTGCATAAGTCCAGAACGAGTACGTCCGGGCTGGTTGGATGACACAACAAATGCTCGAGCTACCATCATTTGATGGCGTAGCTCAGGACGCGGTTGTCCAACGTCCCAAATCACAACATGGTTGCCATCGGAAATGACGGTTCCCATGTAGACCCCTTTGCGCCTACTGAACCCTTGGGTTCCTTCGGAAATCCATTGACCGGGCTTCAGCACTGCGGAATCCGGAACTGACTGGCCATTATGACCACTAATTGTAGAAACAAACATACTCATGAGAAGCTCCATTATTGGAGTAATACAGTTTTTGAAACACAAGACTGCTTGAGACTGCATGAAACTCAAACAATCGAGCCACTAGAATGACACACTCCAAAAAAGGTGTCAAGCTAAAAATCATCTTCATCATCATCCCAAAACGGGGCACAACATGTACCTGTCATCAGGTACTCCCGCTCGTTAGGCGTGAGGTGCGGAAATGCTTCTTGCACAAGCAAGTCCTTGTCAAGCCATTTATGTAGATTTACTTTATTGACAACTACAGAATGGAAAACTCCATTCATGCAAGGGCCATGAACTTCGCATTCATCTTGCGAATGCTTGAGTCTCGAAATCTTGATTTCTTCACCTGAAAGCATGTAAGGACTAGTTTTCAAACCATATTTACCATACATGCCACAATTATCAGTAAGCATAATAATCTCCGATTGACTGATTCAGGATGACACAACAAAATAGAAGTGTCAAGTTAGAGTTTTAGCTCTTCTCGAATTGCTTCACCTGCAACCATGCCGGAGCCAAAAAACAGCATAATTGCCACTATGTGAAGCGTAACCGCACCAGCTACCGGGCCAATGTGGATGAACGCAAGGAACAAAAAGAATGATGCTCCAAACGTCATTAGAATACTTGCAAAAATCATAATAATCCCTTATGAAGGAAAGCGGCTTGCAACCCTTTTTTTTCGGACGCTAACGCCACTGTTTAGGTGGTTGTGCATCCGATTGTGCAAGGCTCAACGTCATGCCCTTTCTGAGCAATCTCAAGCCGCTGATTAATGAGCCACTAGTATGGCAGAACCCAAAAAAGGTGTCAAGCCAAAAATCCGCTAAGCGGCTTACCGCTTGCAAGTCCGCTTGCGAACTCACGTAATGCAAGTTGATCGTAAAAAATGGCGGTTTCATCTACTGAAACAGCGGTTTCGTATGCCGGAAAAAACTCGGTTTCCCCCTCGCATGAGTGAGTGACTGGCGCACCGCTTGCAAGTGCAAGGGATTGATCATCATTAACCGTGATTGTGGTACTACATTTACCGCATGTAAATGTTGTTTTTTGTAGCTTTGAAGCTACCCCGTCTTGGTTCGCATACATGACTGCTCTCGTGAGTGTGTGGGTGTACATAAGTGTACACAAGTGTACGTAAGTGTACACGTGATCACGCTTGAACCTACGTGATCACGCTTGAGCTACGTGATCACGCTTGAGCTACGTGATCACGCTTGAGAAGCTATGATTTCGGTGGATTCCAAGACCATTTCTTGCGTGGCAAATACTCACGTACTTGCCAAGCGGAAGAACATGCTCTGGCTTCCGATCCAATGGTAACAACTTTATACTTTTTTTGACTGGACATAACTATCCCTTTTGAAGACAGGTTTATGATTGAAAAAGGGCATACGTATCCCTCAAGGTTCCGCGTGATCGTGATCGTGACCGTAAGCGTGATCGTGATCGTGACCGTAAGCGTGACCGTAAGCGTGATCGTGACCGTAACGTACTTACATGTCCGGTTCCGCTGGACATGTTCATCATGATCGTTGCCCGTGCTACGTTCGTTTCCATGATGCAAGCCGGAGGTTTTCCGCTTGTGAGCTACTAAACGTGTTCTCGTATTCCTTGCACTGACTGGAAATGCCCGGAAGCAACGTCAATCAATGTTCCAATAGCAGACCATATCCGGCCCAAGCTGTCAAGACTTTCTTTTTGTTCCCGTAGGGAACACTTTTGAGGGTTTTTGATTTCTTGGGGGTCAATCGGATTCGGGTTGCGTCCCTGGGAGCAAAAAACTTTGATCGTCCGGACGTTATCGTGGAGCGTTCATCATGTCCTGCATGTTCATCATGTTCATCATGTCCTGCATGTTCATCATGTTCATCATGTTCATCATGTCCCTGCTTGCTCAAGTATGTGTCCCTGCATGTCCCTGCTTGCTCAAGTATGTGTCCCTGCATGTCCCTGCTTGCTCAAGTATGTGTCCCTGCATG